GTATTTTACAACATTCGCTGACCAGGGATCAAGTCCCCAGGCAATGATAGCATCCCAAGGCTGAATAGTACCTAGATAGTGATCACCCCCAATCTGCTTAGATGCGTCTAACTTCTGTTTCAACATCTGACCAAGGCTAGGCTCTTGCATAGTTCTTCCTTAAATAGTCCAAGGACACAAACATCTCATCATAGTGACCATCACTAACTTCATGCAGCATTAGAACACCACGCCAATGCTTGTTACCTTGATGACCCATGTAGTCTTCATCATGCAGATAGCAGCTACCAGCGATAATACAGGTGATGTTACTACCGTCAGCCCTACGACCATAGGCAACCTGTCTGCCTTGCTGATGGCCTACAACGGCACTCTGATGCACCTTAGACACCATTGCTGATGCTGTGCCGATAGGCCTGCCCATTACTCCAGATACCAGGTAATGACAATAAACCACACCGTCAATAACAACAGGTTCAAGGAAATTAAACACCTCCCAACCACTCTCTGTGTATCCGAGATCAGAGATGCTAATAGTGCCGTCGAGTTTAGGATCTCCTTCGACTGCTCTGTTAATTCTGTTCTCGTGGTTGCCAAGCGTGAGAACCATTCTGGGTCTATATTGTTTATCCTTGTTTCGTTTTGCTCTTGCATTGTATTCCCTTAACGGATTGAGCAGCATATCCATTGCTTTCTTGGTGGTTTCAATATCTACCTTATACCGTCTACCTTCAAAAGACTTCTTGCCTTTGTCGTACTCTGACAGTGAAGGCATATCAGCAAAGTCACCAATACAAACAAGTACATCAGGCTGCTTATCAACAATGTAATTACCAATCCATTCCAAATGCTCAAGGGGAACACCGTCCTTGACTTGACAATCTGGTAGAATTAGGTGTTTTTTAGACATCTACGTTTTTCCTTATCCAATCTGCAAATTTTAACAGTTGTTCTTTGTTTGCACTGCTTTTCATGTTGTTTGCAAGTAGTGAAATAACCCATATGTTTCCTTTAATATATCCAAGTTCAGGTACAATTTTGTCCAAACTAGGGGAAAAAGAATGTCCTCCTTGTGATCCTTTTTTAATTTCTAACTTAACTCCTAAAATAGGGCAGTATTCTGGAATAATTATATCATCTCTACTTATGTCAAAGGGTAGTCCTTTTTTATTTGCCCTTTGTTTTGCTGATGAATATAAAATCTGATTTAGATTTTTGCTTCTATATGTTTCTCCATATTCAGGTTTCCAGTTGTTTTTTCTTTTATTGTTACCCATCAGAATTCATTGTCCTCACGAAGAGCATCACGAACACGCTTACTAATATCATCATCACGCAGATTAGACTTAAAGTGCTCTGAAGGCAACAAAACATCGATGGTAATGCTTTCTGAGATGTCATAGCCGTAGACAGAACTAAGGAATGTGACAAAAGACTTCAGAGGAACATCCCAAGAAGAAGCGCTATCTACGGTAATGCGGTGTTCAAAGTCACGAGTAACAGGATAGCCTGGAACATCTATTTCATCGTACTCTTCAAAGTTAAAAGTATATTTATGCATTTTTCTGTCCTTTCAGTAGATCTAAAAAGTATTCAGCGTCTACAACTACAAGAGGGCTGGATCTATTTTGTTTAATAAATACGACAGGCTCTCCTTTTCCTTTTGCATTCGTTTCCGCTTGTTCGTAATATCCGTATACGGCAATTCTATCCCTTGACTTACATTCCACAGAAATTGGGCATCTGCTTCTTGCTGTTGGTGAGAGGAGGACATCTTCACCTCCCGCACCCATACTGACTGATCGTACATCATCTGCCTCCAGATTAAACTTCGCTATGATCTGATCCCTCACCCACTGCTGAAAGATCCTGCCTTTGTTTTTTGCGCTGCTTGGTTTCAATCTTTATTTCCCTTCTGGTTTGTATCCATGCCTTTGGTATTGCAATCCTGGCATTATTACTACCCATCGATATTGTTGAAGCAATCAACAACGCATCATCACTCTCAGCAATAAGGTAACCAACTGTTGTACAAGAATGTAGTTCTGGTGTGGAATCAGTTTCCCAACCAGCACCACATACAGCGTCTTGCCACTCCACTAAGATAACTGGGGCGCTGTCCACAACTCACCTTCCTTTCGTCGAATCCAGAGTAACTGAGCCATCTCCGTCATGCGGTCAATATCACCATCATACGCCGCTAAAACTGCGTTGAATAGCTCTGCTTCAGTAACACAGTCCTTCAGTATCTTATCAGCCTTCTTAGGGCCAATACCAGCCAATCCAGGCACGTTGTCAACACGATCACCAGTTAAGACTTGCCGATAGAAGTTCTTGATTGCTACCTCTTCGGTAATAGTGTAATGCTCATTCTTAACAAAGTTATAATGCTTACCACGAATGTTATCCAGATCTTTATCGATGGAGCAGATAACATAATCTTCTTCACCGAGGCTGTAAGCTCTGATGCCAATGGCATCGTCTGCTTCCTGATACTCTTGGACAGAGAAGGCCCAAGCATCGATCATATACTGCCTAATTATGCCCAGATGCTTAGGTTTCTCAGATACTCTAGTACCTTTGTATGGGGCTGTTTTTGCTATGTCGAACCGATAGTTTTGTTTGCCGGTTAGATAGCCTTCGCAGTCCTCTACATCGGTATAAGTAAAAACAAGCTCCTCTAGAAACTCTGATACCTTTGCAATCGCAATCTTTTCTGGCTCATCCTGACAGCCAAAGGCAATGCGATAAGCAACCACATCAGCATCTATCAGAGCTATCACTTTAGGCCTTTACGATAGCGATCTGGTTGTCGCTGAGGGTACGGCTAAGGCCAAGACCACGAAGATACTTACGTACGGTATTGCGTGCGTCTTCGTATGTCTTGAAGCCAGCCTTGAACAGTTTGCTAGTCAACTTACGATTACCTTGTTTAACGATATACATATTTTTCCTTTCGATTAAAGAATATCATCGTCTTCTTGTTCACTGCTATCTTCACCATCATAAGAGTGGAGTTCCTCAATAACCATCTTCTTGATTGTTGCAGAACATCCGCTTTTATTCTTCCACTTCCATTCATAGGAAGAGATCAACACCACTGCCTTGCTGCCGTTACCGATGGCAACTTCTGACAGATCGTCACCATCCTGGCTGAACACCTTGATGGGGATATTGCTCTTGGCGGTGATATAGAAGCCTTTCTCTGGCTTGTCATCACGCTGCCGTGGCTCTAGGCCAAGACTCTTCAGAGCCTTCACAGCGCCTTCTGAGAGGTTACAGAGGTCAACCTGGTACTTGTTGCTCATCTCATTTTGCTTATTGTGGAAGCACCACATTACTTCTGCTTTGATCTTTACTGGCTTTGCTAATTCCATTTAATTCTCCTGTAGGGTTAATGGAGGTTGGTACTGTCTTTCAACTGATCCTGCAATAAATCAAGTGTAACAACATCTAACGCTTCTGTCAATAGTTTGTATGCGATGTCCTTTCTATCTATAAGGTTATTTGACATTCCGATAACTAACTTACCATCTAAATCTTCGTAGACAAAGATACCTTGCTTTACATCGTTTAGTGAGTTTGGGCCCATGATGATCCTATTTTATAGTCGCCTGTTAGCGGACAGTTTAGTTCTAGCAACACACCAGCATCTGCTATTGATTCTACCGCTAACTTACCAACTATTTCTACTTGGTCTCGCCGTACTTCCAACTGAAATTCATCGTGGACATTAACGACAAAGTGTGCATCAATCTTATCTTTCTTTATCTTGTTACTGAGTATCACCAGCGCCTGCTTCATTACTATCGCACCAGCACCCTGTAGGAGCGTGTTGAGTGCTGAGTGTGTGGAACGAACGAATAATCTACGACCGTCCAATCCTGGTAGGTGGCCTTTCTCTGCCATCCTCTCAACCTTTGCCCTAAGTGCTTTGAGCGCTGGCGTGTTATCCAGAAAAGAGCTAATGAGTTGTTCGCCTTCTTGTCTACCACCACCCACAATTGACCCGATCTTTGCTGGCCCTGCACCGTATAGGAATGCGTAGATGAAGGTCTTCGCTTGTGGCCTTGTTTGAAGACCTGCTGCATTTTGGTTTTTAGTATGAATGTCACCTTCACAGACTTCTCTAACATAATCAGCATCCTTCATATAATGTGCAAGCATCCGCAACTCTAAGCCACTAGCATCAGCCCCAACTAGGCTATATCCTTCATCAACAATCCAGCAGGAACGACACTCTTCCCCATAAGGACTGGATGATGACGGTATCTGGGCCATGTTTGGGCTATGGTGTGTCATTCTGCCTGTGACCGCTCCATTGGTGATGACCTTACCACGAACACGCCCATCTTCTTCGACAGCATCAGTCCATGATTTAACTTGAGCGTACCGTTTCTGTAACATAAGGTACTCGGCAACAAGTTTAGCTTCTGGAAAATCAACTCCTGAAAGTGTTCCTTCATCTACTATCACCGATCCTTTCTCTGTTGTCTTGGTAGGCTTCCAGCCAAGACTAATCAGCCTTTTAGCGATCTGCTGCCGTGACCCAGGATTGAATACTTCAACATCATCCTTCAGTCGCTTTCCTGTTTTTTCACTGTATCTTTCTGTGGTGATAGGTGGGAAGACCTGCTGAAGCTCTTGCTCGATTGTTCCCATTCTGTCAGCAAATTGCGCCAGAAGCTCCATGCACTTAGGCACATCAAGTTTAAATCCTCTTCGCTCCTGTCGCGAAATGATCGCAGCGACCTCATGTTCAAGTTCCACTGATTTGTCAGAAAATCCATAACTTTTTTGTTCTCTTCTGAGTTCATAATATACCTTTTCTAAAAGTTCAACATCTCGGATACAATACTCCACCATCTCTTCAGACAACCCACCATCATAGTCTGTGAAGTCTATCTTAAGTAATCCTAGCCTGCTTCCGAATGAGGCGAGGCTGTGGCCGTTTTCTCTGTTTGGGTTCAACAGCCTTGACATGATCAGAGTATCCGTACACTGGTTCAATCGAATCTTCATATTCCACAGCCGATTCAATATCGGTGCATCGAATGAAATGCCGTTGTGCATAACGAGTTGATCGCCCTTCCTTAGAAAATCTCTCAAACCGCTTGCTTCCTTCCATACCTTCACCTCACCGTCACACTTAGTTACACAGCACCAGATGGTATCAAACTTGGTGTTAGTCTCTATGTCCAGGAATATGAGTCTGTTCATTCATACGCAATCCATAACTTATTACGGTATGTATAAACCTTACCGTCATTACCTAAGCCAAGGATATTACCATTCTTGTCCATTGTGATTGATATTATTTGCTTGACAACTGCCTCATCCTTTCTAACCTCTGCTGGTTTGTCATCTTGCTCCAGTTGATTAGGTCTTGCTTTGTTCTTAGGCACACTAGGCATATCTCTTTATCCTTATCGTAATCACACTCTGAAGTGCATGGTGTTATAGGCTTTTCATAACTGTTGGGCATAGTTCAGTCAATATATCTTTACAGCGTTGTGCGATAACTCTATGCTCCTTCTGTGTCTCAATGCCAGTACGCAGCGTAACATAATGTATCCAAGAACGCAAGCTACCATTCATGTACATTCGTGACATGGTTAAGCCTTCTGGTAACACCTTCCTCGCTACTTCCTTGGCTACTCCTTTACCTAATGCTTCAAGATAAGACTGGTTAGCTTGCTGTATGAGTTTAACCTGCTGATCTTCCCACCACTTTTGAAGTTCAGGATCATCGACTTCAATAGAGTTCTGTCTGTTCTTGTTATCTTGTAATCGTACTTTATTAGGTAATGACCATATATCTACCTTGGCATAGCGTTGGCTAAACTCTTGGAAGGTGAAGCTGCGGTGACGCAGGATCTGCCTTGCTATGTCCCTGGTAGTGTTGATCTCTAGGCAGATGTTTACCATCTCAAATGGTGACCAATGCTGATGCTTTATCAGATAGCGGATAAGGCGCTCATAGTCAGCATTATCTTGATTCTCAGGATTAGATACACGAGCCATATAAGCGATATGCTCTTCAGCATCCGGTGTAGCCCAGATCAGCCTAACAGAGTCTGTGACAGGCAAATCAACTTCATAAGGCACACCAGATACTCTAGTCTTCTTAAAGAATACTTCCAGTTCTTTGTCCATTGGTTATCCGTAGTATTTAAGTACAGTCTTAAAAGCCTTGATGTGATCCTTCATAATCTTTACATCGGTATCAAGGTCAGTATCAAATATCGCCATACCAGTGCCTTCTTTCCTACGGTTAAGGTCATACTGTAGTAACTTCATCAGGCTATTTAATTTAGCATGAAGAAGTTTGTCTAGCTGGTCTTCATCAAAGTCAATCTTTAGTTTCATTGTTTTTCTCTCTTGGTCTGTTGTCCACAAAACTATAGCATTTTTGTTTTTTGTTATCATAAGGAATATCAGGAAAGTAACTTTGTAAGTAAGGCGAGGGTTTAGCTGTGTATCGATAGCAATCTTGTTTCTTAGGACATTTGCTACCATAACACATAGTAATGTCAGGCATTGTTCTTCTCCTTTAGTTTGGCTTCGATGGCTCGGGAAAACTCAATGTAACGCATTGGGTCATGATCCTTGAATACTTCCCAAATGTCATCATCCGTTAGCCCAACCCATTCATTAGACTTAACATAGCCCCATTGCGTAGACAGCCTATACTGCACTGACTTGCAAGACAAGTTAAGATCTTCGCTCACTTCCAGTCCTCCATAGCCTCAGACACTGGCTCTAATGCTCCTAAGCCTTCTCTACTGAACAGAGTAATCTCGATCTCTTGTCCGTCAGTGGTATAAATCTTAAAGCCACGGACAAAGCTGTTAGAGAACTGCTCACGAGCATCTTCCATTACAATGCTCTTTACATTGTGTACGCTTAGTTGTGTCATTCTACATCCTCCTTAAGTGTTTGGAATTCAGTACGATAGTTATCTACCTCGAACACCTGACAGAATGTATCCCAGGTCTTGTGCATCCGCAGATCAAGGATGTTCTCTATCGCCATGATCATGTTACATACTTGGTCATCTGACATTGGGCCTTCTGGCCCATCAATGTAAAGCCAATGGAACTTTGCCAGGTCATCCTTGATTGTCCAAAGGTTCATCAGATCCTGCTCTAAATCGAATCGATCACTTGTCATGGTGCATAGTCTCCATATGATAGTTCAATACATTGATGGTACTGTAAGTGGTGTTGCTGCCTTTGTCAAGCTCTGCCAGCAGATTCAGTGCTACTTTGCGTACCTCTGGTGATACCGCCCAACCGTACTGCTCAGGATTATTGAGATCCTGGAGGAACTTCTTTACCTTGTCCATGTTCATTTCCTCAATAGTATGCCGATAAAACTAAGTATTCCTAATAGTGTGGTCATTTTCTGTTTCATCCTTTATAGCTTCAATTATTTTTATGAATGCCGTTGCAGCCACAATTGGAACTTGTCCGTTGCCAGTGGCTTTAAGTCTGTCCATCCTATAGGCCACCCCATTAGATACTCTTGAGCCTCTGGGGTCACTTTCCCAAATACTTTTATCCAATTCCTGCAACCAGCGTGCTTTTGCATTGAAGGAGCGCAAAAATTCCCCATCGTTGTTGGTGTATGCAAGTAACCAATATCTTTCCCGTATGTGGTCAGCACCCAAGTCTTTCGCGCTAAGGGGAATTGCTTTGGTTTTGTAGCCCATCGATTCAAGATCGTCTGCTGCTTTGTCAATTGCAAATTTACTGACGTTTTCAGCAAAGACGAATCTTGGAGAGACTTCTTCCACGACTCTACGCATCTCAGGCCAAAGATCTTCTGCCGTGTTTTTTCCTGCCGCTGCTTTACTAAAGGCTTGACAAGGGAATCCTCCAGAGATGACATCAACCACGCCACGCCACGGTCTTCCGTCAAAGGTACAAATGTCATCCCATATTGGAAAACAGGGTCGTAAGTGTCCGTCATTTTGTCGTTGTGTAAGAACGCATCGGCAGTACCAATCCAACTCCACAGCGCAAACGGTTGTCCATTTAAGAATTTCGGAGGCGAGAAGTCCTCCACCAGAGCCCGCGAAAAGAGCCAACTCATTCATCTCACCCCCGTATATGTATCGTAACCTAAGCCATTTATAATCATTGTATGCCTTCCTTTTGTTAGTCTGTAGTAACCATTATCTAATAATTCTGATTCATATCCTTCTTTAATCCTATACAGCACGACAATTTGTTGCTCTTTTGATATAAATTTCATAGCGTCTCCATCAGTTCAGTCATCCTACCAGTAAACTTATCATATAGAACAGCACAGGCAGGGCCAGTTTCTCCGTTGTAACGATTTTTAACAACCCTCAGCCTAGTGGTGTTGCGCTCGATAGGGTCATCAGCTTGTGCATGGCGCTCTAATCCTATCACCATATCGGCTAATTGTCCAATGGCAGCAGATCCACGCAGTTGCGCCAACGAAGTAGCCGCACCTTCCTCATGGCCTTTGTTGCCGTCAGGCCTACGCAAGTGCGATACCGCGAACAAGGTTATGCTGGTTTCCTGCACGATCATACGCAGCTTAGTCATGATCTCGTCAATCGCTTTCCTTTCGTCACCATTGCTCTGATCCGATATAACGATACTAATATGGTCTAGGAAAACAAATTTACAGTCTAGCGCCTTTGCCATATACCGCACACGGTTGCATATGTTATCGATACTGTTGCTACCAAAGCTGTCATAGAGATAGATGCGATCAGTGCCAAGTGTACGCTGGTATGCTAATTCCTTTTCTTGGTCAGTAGCATTAACCTCTGCAATATGCAAAGGCTTGTTAGCAGCCAGGGACATTAAGGATAACGCAGTCTTCCTTACCGATTCCTCTAAAAACATTAGACCAATGTTGTGCGAAGTAGTAGTAAGTAGACGAAAGATAACTTCACGCAGAAACTGTGACTTACCTAGACCACTGCCAGCAGTCACCACCACAAGCTCCTGTCCACGGATGCCGCCAGTAAGGTCATTAAGACCACCATAGGGATAGTCTGCTATTGACTTCTCCAATGGAGCCATCACCAGATCTAGCAGGTCAGTACCTTTGACAATGCCATCTGGTACATATGGCTCTGCCTTCCACCATAACGACACAAACGCCTGTGCCTGGTTAGCCTTGAGGTAGTCGCAAGCATCCTTATGGTCTGGGCTATGCTTGAAGATCTTAGCCTTGTTACCGAACAGCTCAGCAACAGCACTAGCAGCCTTTACACCAGGCTCGTCAGCATCGAAACAGATAACGATAGTCTCAAACGCATCAAGGTACTCAAACGCCTGCTTACAGTCCTTCAATGCACCAGCAGCACCACTACGAATAGACAAGACAGGATATTTACTGCCAAGCATCTGATACGCTGCCATAGCATCAAGTTCACCTTCGACAATGGTGACAGCCTTCGCTGATGCAGAACTGAATCTGTCCTGTCCGAACAGTGCAACATCAGGCTTGCCTTGCCATGCAAAGGTCTTATTCTGCACAGTCCTGACTTTGTACGCATCCTCACCATAAGGGTAGTAATGCCTGTCACTGTCACCCCTAACACCATAGAATCTGCAGGTATCGGCAGTAATGTTACGATCAGGAATGCCCAGTAATGGGTCTAAAACGCTCTTAGAGGCCTTCATAGCCTTCGGTACTAGTGTAGGTATCTCCAACACCTTAGCAGAGGCTTGTAGAGGCTCTACGAAGGTTTCACACTTATGGCAATAGGTGTGACCATCATCATAAAGGCTATTGGCATCGCTACTGCCGCAAGCATCGCAGGCGATATGACGAAGAAATTTACTTTGTGTTTGTGTAGTAGGCATCTTCACCCCTCCTGGCGGTTAAGACAGACAGCGCTGTCTCTATGTCCTCATAGTTTACCTTATCCTTATCGCGCAGGCAGCGAGACATAGACCGCAGAATGTAGACAAGATCAACTTGCTTTTCCTCGATCAGTTCCACCAGATCCGCGACAGCGTAGACAAAGACTCGTTCAGCTCTGTCTTCTGGCATATCTTTATAATTCATCATTTACCTTTTCCGCTATTAGCGCCATCAGCGCTATAAGCATAATAATTAAAAGAATATAAATTATTTACTACCTTTAGCGCTGATAGTGCTATTAGCGCTATCACTGTTATCATCATTAATAATAATACTATATTAGCAAAAACCATGCCAATGATCTTATTAAGCATGTTAGCGCTCACTCCAATAGTCGCTATCGTCGAAGGAATCATTGTCTATAAGGTCGCTTCCATCTTCGATGCTGTCATCTTCTGACTGATCGAGCAATGACGGATTGCCAACAGCAAGACAATCATTCTTTATGTCTCTGAAGCAGGAACTACACATATTAATGTAATCACCAGTGATAATGCTTTTTCTACTGGTTTCGTAGTCTGTTAGACCAGCATCACAAGCAATGCATCGCATAGTTAAACCCTTCCATAGATGGTATTGTGTGCAGCGTCCCAGACTAGATCTTTGTCCTCATTGATCGCGTCTAGTTCGTCATCGGTCAATAGTTCGCCATTGTCACCCCATCGTGCGTTAGTGATAAACGCATCGCAAAAGTCTGGATAGTCCCTGGTGTCTATATCGTCAACCTCAATGTCAATTACTTGTCTACCCTTGAAAGTGTACATTGTTATTTCCCTTTCGGTATTCTATAACCATTGTCTGAGACATACTCAGACCATACCGCAGCTTTAAAACTGTGGTCCTGGTTCATACGATCCAACAACTCAGACTCTACCATTGAACCATCACCATAGACAGCTTCAAGTATCAACTTAGGATTGTCTACAGGATCATGCCATCGTAATGTCTGAGTGTCGATCTTGGTGATTTCATAGTCCCAGCCATCAGTAAAGCGTAATAGTATGCTAAAGTCTTCCATAATATCCTTTCACTGCCTAGACAGTACCATAAAGGCAAACAGTACCAGCAAGGCCATTAGAACGCCTCTAAAAGCCTCTCTATGCCGTTTATACAGCCTTGCCTATACCTACCCCTAGGCAAGCATAGACAAGGCGTTACAGGCTTATTTAGCACGTACAGCGCCAATGATCCCATAAACCAGCGACACAATGAAACCTGCCGACAGTATGATCGCCTGCGCTGCGGTAAAGATATGGTAGACATTGATAAACACGAGAGCAAGCGCAGACATCAGGAACACTACTAAAGACATAAGTTTAAAAACGATAAGCATTGTTTTCTCCTAATAATGTTAGCGGTATCTCATATTGTCAGAGATGCCCCACTCATAGCCCTTATCATAGGCTTTATATTGGTCTTTTTGATGTTCTCTGTCATAAGGATTAATATGTGAGCCGGTATTCCTACCGTCATAGTATCCACGAGCGAAAGCATAATTTATATCTGTAGTATTCATTGTAAATTCTCCTAGATTAAGATTAAAGACCTAACATAATTCCACCAGCCAACAGCAGCCAGATTATGCCATAGAAGCCTATAGCACAGAACAGACAGAACAGAACAGACCAGATCGGATGAGACATGGCAGACTCTAAGAAGTCATCGATAGGGTCTTGGTAAAACTTGTTGTTACGATTGTTCATGATAAAGCTCCTTAGTGTGTTAAAGATTGTACTATTAAAAACACTACCCCTTCATATATATAAGGTGATAGAATCATACCTGAAACATTGTAGGGTTATTATTCCAGGCCTATAAAACTCGATAATGCTATAAAATCAACGACATACAATGCCACAGTGATATAGTCAGGAATACCCTAGGGAAAACCCTTAGATACAGTGGCAAGCCATTCCAGGGCAATATCGTATGTTAGTGGATGCTAACTGGCACAAGTGTTGCTAGACAGTGTTGCTTATAGTGGTATTGCTTATAGTGGTCCCACTGCAACATTCATGCCAACATTACCCTACACTATCCAGTACTATATGTAGTAGTGAATGCTTACTAACAGTACTAGATGTAGTAGTGTGTGCTTACTATCACCACATTATGTAAACTAACCTAGCTATGTAAGTGTGTGCTAACTAACATAGACGGGGGGAGGGGTGGTGATGGCTGTGATAATATTGTTGAACCAACCTAACTATACAAAAAAGAAAAAAGTGGTATTAATTAAGGATAAATAGCGCTAGGCTATGATAGGCTATACTATTGATAATAAACAATAATAGCCTATAACGATCTGGTATTGGAATCTGCGCTATGCGAAGACCGCTAACACCAGCACTAACATCGATGGACTATGTGCATTGCGAAGGACTGTGGTGTTAAAACCACACTATAAATTTATTTACAATATCATGTAAAAATATGTTGACTTTTCTGTGAAAATGTGCTACCATATTCTCTATTAAGAGGCATGATATAGATCAGCACCAGTTTTAAGATGTTATCGAACACCTGAGTTGATGTTATTGAAGATGATTCTTCGAATCATGGACTTTCAGTCCCATCAGCGGATAGTTAATAATTACTAACTAAAGTAATAAGACTTTAAGGGGACAGTGCTAACTATATAGAGTAATATGTCTTCACTAAAAACCTTTCGTCATAGAAAGATAATTTAAAGAATGATTACTGATAACAAGGATGTCTCTACTGTCAAGACTAACAGTCCTGTCTCTGAACCTGGACAGGTTGTCTTACAAAAAAGAAAAGGTGGTAGGCCTAAGAAAGCAGACATCCAAGCCAAGTTAAAACCAGGCAAGGTTGGTCGTCCTGCTGGCGACTATCAAAAAGCCAGAGAACTATGCGCTAGGATGCTTGTCTCTGAAGGCGATAGGATGTTAAGGACTTTGATTGAGATGGCGCTTACAGATGGTCATCCTAATCAGATGGCAGCATTAAAGATGTGTCTAGATCGTTCGCTACCAATTAGTTACTTTGAAAGCAAAGGCGAAGCAGGACAAAATGCTGGTGGTATTGTGATTAACATTAGCGGTATGACACAGGTTCAAAGTAGTTCTGATGCAGAAGATAGTGTTATAGATGTGGAGGTATCAGATGGTAGCAGGTAAACGAAAAGAAGCTATGCTGGCTGGAGAAACTCACTACTTTACCGGCATACCCTGTAAGCACGGACACATCGACAAAAGACTTGTTGTAAATGGAAGTTGTATGTCGTGCATCAGAGAAAAAAACGCTGAAATATACGAGTCGTATTATAGACCGTATGTTCAAAAGAATAAGCAAAAAATTAAAGAAACGATGTCCCGTTATCAGAAAAACAATAAGGGTAAGGTTAATTCAAGAACTGCCGAACGCTATTCTTCAAGGATGCAAAGAACTCCTAAGTGGATTACAAAAGATGATCGATGGTTAATGCAAGAAGCATACTTACTAGCACAGTTGAGGGAAAACACTACTGGTGTAAAATGGCAGGTAGATCATATAATACCAATGCGCGGTCAAAACGTAAGCGGTCTTCATGTCCCATCAAACCTACAAGTTATTACTTGCTTTGAAAATGTAGCTAAAAATAATTCTTGGAATTGGGAAACCCAAAATTGGAAGTAAACTGGAAACTCTTACCGTGGCAGTTGGAAGTCTGGCAAGACAAACATCGATTTAAAGTCATTGCTGCTGGTCGTCGGTGTGGTAAGAGTAACCTTGCTATAAAGATGTTGTTGGCAAAAGCACTACAAGCTCCTAAAGGGTCTTCTGTGGTTTATGTTGCCCCTACTCTTGGACAGGCTCGTCAGATTGCTTGGGATGCTTTGTTAGATCAGGGTGCTAAATTTGTTAAGCAAGCGCACGTGAACAACATGAATATTACCCTAACCAATGGAAATATTATTTATGTTAGGTCTGGTGAAAACCCTGATGCGCTACGAGGATTAAAGTTGTTTTTTGCTGTTATTGATGAGGCAGCATTTATAAAAGAAGACTTGTTTACAAAGATTATAAGACCTGCGTTAGCAGACTTAAAAGGCGAGGCTGTTCTTATATCAACACCTGACGGCAGGAATTGGTTCTATGATGCGTATAAGACTGGTGAGAGTGATAAGTTTAAAGATTGGAAGAGTTGGCATCTAACCACCAAAGACAATCCCACCATTGACCCAGAAGAGATTGAGTCTGCTAAACAGTCACTAAGTACATTCCATTTTAACCAAGAGTTTTTGGCATCGTTTACTAACTCTGGTTCTGGTTTGTTTAAGGAAGAATGGTTAAAGTATGGTGATGAGCCATCAGAAGGATCATGGTATATCGCTATAGACTTGGCAGGGTTTAAGGAGGTTAGTAATGCTACCACAGCAGCGGATAAGAGGTTAGACCAGTCTGCTATTGTTGTAGTAAAGGCCACTGATGATGGAATATGGTTTGTAGAGAAGATTGAGTATGGCAGATGGGGTATTGATGAGACTGCCATGCGTATTATTAAGAATGTGACGGAGTACAGTCCTGTTGCTGTTGGGCTGGAGAAGGGAATGGCAAGGCAGGCTGTGTTAGGGCCATTAGAGAAGTTAATGCGTCAATACAATACTTACTTTAATGTAATGGAATTAACACATGGTAACCAAAGAAAGACTGACAGGATTATGTGGAGTCTTCAAGGTAACTTTGAGCATGGTAGGATTATTCTTAACAAAGAACATAAGTGGGCTGACTTTAAAGACCAGTACCTGATGTTTCCTTCTACACAAGTGCATGATGACCTTATCGATGCGTTGTCTTATGTGTCTCAGATTGCCAACACAATATCAGTTGATGATTACGAAGAAGAAGACTGGAATCCTTTAGATATTGAAAGTGCTTATTAATTTTATAAGGAAAGAGCATGAGTGAAACCAACAATCAGTTAGTGGAATGGGTGACAGCACGCTGTGAACAGTGGCGCTCACATAAAGAGACTAACTACATGGAAGAGTGGGATCGCTATGAGCGTCTATGGCGGGGTATCTGGGCTAGTGAAGACCGCACCAGGGACTCTGAAAGGGCTAGGATTGTCACCCCAATGCTTCAGCAGGCTATTGAAACCTTTTCTGCTGAAATAGATGAAGCCATATTTGGTCGTGGTGAGAAGTTCTTTGACATTGTGGATGATGATGACACTCCACAAGACGTAGAAATAATGAAGAAACTACTTACTAGGGACTTTAAAAAGGACAAAATACGTAAGTCTGTCTCTGATATTGTCCTCTTAGGTGCTGTGTATGGTACTGGTATCGGTGAGATTGTCCTCACCACCAAGACAGAGATGGTTCCTACTACGCAGCCAATGCCTGAAATGGGATTATCTGCTATCGGAGTTACTGAAAAAGATAGGATTGCTGTAGAATTACGTCCTGTCAATCCAAGGAACTTCCTTATTGACCCTAATGCAGCCTCAATTGAAGAGGCTTTAGGCTGTGCTGTAGAGGATTTTGTGTCTATCCATAGCGTAGTACAGGCAATGGAGAACGGAACGTACAAGAAGGCTAATATTGGCCCTGCTGCCAGTGATATTGACCTAGAGCCTACACAGGAAGAAGTAGAGTATCAGCAAGACAAGGTAAAGTTAC